CCTACTGATTTGCCTAGTAACTCAGCGGCCCTAAGCTTATTCGAGTCTGTCGGTTCTGCACTCTCTATCCATGTTCTAAGCTTCTCTAGCACTTTGTCTCTGTCAGAGAGCCCCTGAGCTAGTAACGCCCTCTCCTTCTCCCCTATTAGCCTCTCGACCATCACGGCTATATCATGGTTCGACATAAGCTTACTTGCCTCATTCCTAATGACTGCACCGCTCATCTTCTCAGCACTATAAGCCTCTCTATATGCCGCGCTTTGGGTCATCGTTCCACTTGCCATGCATCTTGCAAATGCCATTTGCTTTGCCGTCAATTTATTCGCCATGATTTACTAATTCCAAGGATAAAAACTTCAGTATATTCCTGTAGTGTGGAGGCCTGAATGCACATAAAACAGTAGATAGTGGATAGTCATAGAAGGCCATAGAATGCGATCTAACGGACTTTAGAAAAACAGCACCCTTACTACTCATAACTTGTTAATCGCGTTTTAGACTTTTTAACATCAATGACTTACGAGCGAAAGCTAGAAAAATCTCAAAATAAACATCAACAATAACAGTGACTTAGCACACATACTTAAAGTAAGGGTCTTTTAAAAACTGATGAATAATCCCCTGAATAAAATTAATTTCAAATAATATTGAACTTATTAAGAATAGTGATGCCTAAGCTATACACTCAACAAATCGGAGACAATACAGAAACAGACCAAGGCCAAACGCGCACGAACCCAACCGCCTCGCATGGGCGATCAGATCACCTGATAACAATGCCGCACCCTTTGACCTACCGAACAACTTTAAACTCAGGTAGCAGGCGTAAAGCGATACACCAAGAGAGACAGAGACTAGCCTAAATTCGCTAGTGTGAGACTGGGAAGTGAGGCAGACGAAAGGGAAAGGGTAGCCAAGTACCAAGTAGATTGTCAGGATATCTAATAGTAGATATCGCTAAGGCCATCGGATAGATGGCTTTATCTGTATCAACTAACTAACCAATCAACAACAAGGAAATATCATCATGAGACAAATTGAATCAGAAGTAATAGGCGCTTTTATTAAAGGTCAAAAAGCTAAGAAAGATAACACCCAATCCACTGGGAACACTCTATACCTACACGGCCATGCCATAGCCAAAATCGATGAGGACGGATCAGTATGGGTTAGCAATGCAGGGTGGGAGACTAGGACAACACAAAGCAGGCTTAATGCTTTATGCACATTGCTAGGCATTGATCAACGTGTATGCACTCGCAAGTGGACTATGAGAATCGACACACTCACAGAGAATGATATTCCTATGGGCAGTGGGTGGCACTTGATATGCCAAGTAATCGGCGGAGAGGTATATGCATAATGGCTAAATTAACTTATTGGTGTGTACCAATTAAAACAGACAACGCATGTTACAACATAAGGGCCAAAACCAAGAGAGATGCACTGGCCCAAGTGAAAGAATACAGCCATCATGAATGGGGCGAAATAGAAAAGGTAGAGGTCTATTACGATGATTCTTTTGACTTAATGTGTCAGGCAATGGGGGAGGGTGGATTGTTAGAACCTAGATAAATTCTAGCTGAATGAGTGCCTGTTGGTAACAGGCCGAAACGCGCTGAGGTGCGCGTCCTAGAAAACCAATTGAACTTTTCAATCAACTCGTTGTCCTAGTGGATGGCGATTACTTTTTACTAACCAAGGGACATATCATGGACTTAATTAATCAGGATCAATCTAACCTTAATAGCAGGGCATGTAATGCATTCATGCTTATTACTGTCAGCGTTTCATTCTATGACGGTATAGCAAAGCTCAAGGATGCCGCGGAACGCGCAGAGACAGAAGCAGGGGCCAAGGATACCAACGCCAGAATGTATATAAATGCACTGGGGGCGCATCATGGTGCGCTCAAAGAAGTGATCGGCAAGTACAAAAAGATCCGAACTCACCTGTATCAAAACACCCTGTCATTCTCTCAAGCCGATGAGGGTATGCAAAAGCGAGGCAAGCGCCTAGTCCCAGTGACTAGAGTGCCTGAGCTATTGGCAAAACTTAACGACCTTAAGAGCGATGCGGAATCAGCACTCAATGATCTACTCCCAGACTGGGATCATCTGTGCAATATCGCGCAGGCTAGATCAGGTCAATTCGGCAGTGAGATTCATTACCTAACATCCAAAGAAGTTCGTTCTAGATTCAAGGCAACAGTCGCAGTACCTGAGTGCATTAGCCCAGTAGATATGGATCGCTTTGGATCATTGCCAACGTCATTAGCAAATGAAATTGCTCAGGCATCTAATGATCAGCTAACCAATCAGCTAGAGTCCGCTAAGGCTGAGGCCATGAAAGCGGCCAAAGATCACATGGATGTAGTCATCAAACAGCTAACCGATGGCAAGAGACTCTCAGAAACATTGGTTTCACTGTCAGCATTGCATAGCAAAATGCTCCGCGATCTAGTTGATGGCTATGATAATGATCCGCGCATCATTGCAATGGCTGATCGGATAGACACAGAGATTGCTAGTCAGTCTGTGGATCGATGGAAAGATAGTGACTATGCTCGACTTACATCGCTAAAAGCCGCAGAGACAGTGAGCAAGGGACTAGGCGCGATGGCTCAACCTGTAACACCTGATCAAGTTCAATCAACCAACCAATCCCTAGCAGGCGGCTTGTTAGCTGACTTGTTAGATTAAACTTAACTTCTTAAGAGGAATACACATGACACATCAAATCACAACAATCGCTGAGCTAACTGAGACACTGCCAATCATTCATGACGCGAAGGTCATTCAATCGCTAGTGATCACTGGCATGACTGGAGGCGGCAAGTCTATGTTTTGTAAGACAATCATCCGCACGATGTACGCTAAATCACTGGGGTTATTACCTGATGATATCGGGTTTGTCACAGAGAGACTAGCAAGTAGGGATGCGGCAGAAGTCGCAGGCGTAGCACTACCATTCAAGGATGAGCAAGGCAACCTGACCACCCAAAACACTAAGCCACCATTGATCACCACTATTGAGCGTACGGGTAAGGCGTATGGTGTCTTGCTGTTAGATGAACTACTACAGGCGAATACCGATATGCAAAAGGTGTTAGGTGATACGCTTGATCCAATGGAGCATTCAATTGGTGGATGGCCCCTGCCTAAGGGATGGATTGTAGTCGGCACTGGCAACCGAACCAAGGATAAATCTGGCGCGAATCGCTTGCTTGCTCACTTGCTTGATAGGGTTCTTATGTTTGAACTTCAGTTCGATATACATTCTTGGTCAGAGTGGGCGTATGCTAATGACGTACACCCTATAATCATTGAATGCGCCAAGGCCTATGAGGATCAAGGATTCTTTGCTGACTCTGTACCCGCTAGTGATGAGCAGTATTGCTCACCAAGATCACTGACTCGCGCATCTGATCACCTGACCGCATTCCTTAAAATGAAAGGTCAAGATGCCTATCTCAATAGCACCATACGCTCATTGGTTGCCGCTAATATTGGACATGGTGCAACCACCATGCTTTTCAAGTATGCGGATATCCGTGATGAGGTTCCAACTGAGAGGGACATTCAGCGCAATCCTGAGTCTGCCATCGTGCCAGATCAAACTGGGCATCAAATGATCGCAGGCAACAATGCAATTACATCTGCAATTGATGGCGACACAGTTGGGCAGGCATTCAAATATATCTTGAGATTGCGTACCGATCTGCAAGTATCTTTGGGTGTTAGATTGCTTAAGGTTGCAGGCAAAAACGGATGGGTATCAAACGAACCACTGGTCAATCAATTCTTAGCCAAACATCATGACTTAATTACTTTGGGAGTTTAATGTGAATAACTTAAAAGCCAAACAACTGTTTCACAATGACCATCCTGAGCAGGCCAACTCAAAGCCGTATGTCAAAGCTTTGATTATATTGCAGGCCAAGGCTCAGGTTTACTACTCGATCCTCGCTAACACCAAGGTCATCTGGACGGATGCAATACCAACTGGAGCTACTGATGGCGTATATGTCTATCTTAACAAGGATTTCTTTAGAGGCCTTGCTAGTGATTCTCAACGCGCATTCCTACTAGCTCATGAGGTAGCGCACATTGTGCTACGCCATCCACAACGCGGTAAAGCATTCCTTGATCGCGGATTCTTCAGGCAAGTTGGATCTAAGACTATTAGCTACTGTCCTAAGATGTTCAACAAAGCCGCTGACTATGTGATCAATGCTGATTTAGTCAAACATGATCTTGAGTTTATTCCTGATGGACTTCTTGATTCAGATATTAGTCGTGATGAGCTAGTTGATGATGTCTATATGGGACTTGTTAATGATAACGATGATCAACCCTCCAAACCTCAAAAGGACAATGACAATGACAATCAAGATGATAACTCTGGCGGTAGCAGTGGTGGTAACGGTGACTCACATTCTGATGGCTCTAGCAATGATGATCAGCAATCAAAGGATCAAGATGATTCTGATCAGTCTAGCGACAATGACAGTGAGGCTAACAACTCACCTGATCCTATGGAGGACTCGACTAGCGAGGGCATAGACACTCACCTAGTGCCACAGTATGAGGGTACTCCAGAAGAGCAAGAAGCATCTCAGAAGCAAGACTCTGAAATCATGGAGGACGCATTGGATCGTGCTATTGATCAGGTTCAACAAAGCAGGGATCGCGGTGAACACAATCAACCTGAGATCGCTGAGGGATTGATTGGTGCATCTAGACGTAATGGTGGTGTTGCATCATCTACTGACTGGAGATCCGAACTTGCCGATAGAGTTACCAGAGTATCAGCAGGGAGCGAGTCAACTTGGTCGCGCATCAATCGCAGGCGATATGTCAACACTGGCGTTATTTCACCCAGTCGAATCGGATCATTCAATCGCATCATTACTACGTGGGATACGAGCTATTCAGTACAGCAATACACTGGACTGGTAGATGATATTACCGCAGAGGCGGCATCCCTTATTGATACATTATCTCCCTCATCTGGGGCAATGCTTATTCAATGCGGCAATTATGTCACCCAAGTTGACGAGGTTATGTCAGGTGATGAGTACAGAGATATCAATGTCGATACAGGTGGCGGCACGTACATGGCATCATCCGTCCAATGGATTGAGGAGAATGGTATTGATCATGACATTCACTTGATCTTTACCGATGGCGAGATGGATAAGACGGATTGCAGAATATGTGCTGAGTCTGGCGCGATACTTGTACTGGTCAAAATGCCATGCGCTTATTACAGGCGTAATCTGCGAGAGTCAGGCATTGACTTTATTATTGCGAACGATGATCCGCTCGCGGCATAACAATGAAAAAGGGTCGGCTCCATTTGATCCGGCCTTATCATTAACTTCTTAAATACTACAAGGACAACAGGACATGGAAAAATACTTTAATACTTTGGATGCAACTAGACATCTGTTTGGAATTAATTGTGTATCAAATGGTCAAAAGCATATCGACAAGGATGCACTTGAAAAGGCAATGAAGGATGCACTTAGGAGGCATCATGATATTGGTGCTGAAGCGAAATATATTATTAACACTTACTTTGAAGAGAGGAATCAACAATGAAAGAAGATGAATTGTGGGAAAACAGAGGATTGAATGTGGTCTTTAAGGCGCATGGTACGCTGAGAGATTTGCTGACCCATGTGCATAATGTGTATGGTATTAACAAATCCGATCAAGCTCAGTACCTACTGGAACAGATGGTTGCAACTGAGTTAGTCGGTGAGTCTCAGCTAGATGATTACCTGAGAAAAATGCAAGGCCTGCTACTTGATAAGCTTAGGGCAAAGAAAATTGACTTTGAATTTCAAATTGAACTGAAACAAAAAGAGGTTGATGAGCTAACGATTAAACTTAGCGAGAACAACGGTGATATTGAAAATAAATCTCCTAGGGTTGGCGCTGACTTTATGATTGATCGAATGCGAAAGAGATCAGAAGAAATTGAAGATGATAGTATCAAGGAGGAATCATGAAGGACGTTAGTTTGAGCGGTAGATCAATTGTCGCGTCTTGCGCTTATTGCGGAAGTGATAAAGTTTGCATGGACAGATCTCCAGTTTGGGATGGCGATGAATGGAAAATTCCAAACAACACACCTTATTCAAAAAAATTGACGATTCTTAAGTTCGTATCCAACGTGTTGTTTGAATATGAGAGAGGCAATTCTATCTCAACCCCATACACAAGAGCTTACTGTCAGGACTGCGAAGGAGATACAAGAATAGTATTTAACTTGTTAAAAGAAAGAAATTCTGAGCGGGACATATTATCGTGTTATCAAGTTGAAGTAATGGAAAAAGTGCCAATTGATGATGATGGAGGTTATGATTGTTTGTATTACACTCATGAGTTTAGCTCTATGGATGAGATAGAAAGATCTTTAGGCGTTCAATTCTGGGATCGTAATTGTGATATTAAAATTAGAAAATTCTTAAAGGAAGAAAAACTAGATGAGGATTAACTATGGAAATTATCGGACAGTTATTTATGGGGTGTTTTTATGTGAGCTTTTTGTTAGCAACTCTAGCTCATTGTTATGCAACTATTACAGAAGGAGCAAGTCATGAATCAAGAAGTAAAAACAAGCGATATTGTATGGGCAAGCGCAGAGTATCTAACAATCCCTCTCCCAAACTGGGGAGATGATTTTGAGGAGTGGGAGGCTGATAAGGTTCTTGAGCATATACAAGAGTTTAAGGTTGATGCATTTAAAGATGTAAGCAACAAGAAGATAGCTCACATGATCCTATCAACTGCTGTTAGTTTTAGGGAGGCAGTCAGAGAGGAGGCAAGAGTAATATTAAAAGAATTAACAGATGTATTTAATTCAATCTAACAGATAAGGCCTCATTCCTTTCTTGGGAGTGAGGCTTTTTTTTATCTTTTCTTTTCTCATCCTGAGAGACTTGACCAAAAATCCTATCCCAAGAAACATCAAAATTTATTTTATTAGTCGGACGTTGCTTTGATCCTTTAGACATATCTTAACCTGTTAATAACAATAGTGAAGCCCGGCTGACGGCCGGCGCTTCAGGTAATATTTAATTTGTTAAGTATAAGAATATAAATTTATGCAAAAACCTATAACTATACTCTATGCGCTTTTCTTTTTGAAAAATAATCAAGAATTTCTTTGAGCTTGGAAATTTTAGATTTATCTGTAATTCTCAAGTCGTTAACAACAATGTCAAAAACTATTCTTTCCGCCTCTTCTCCAAACTTCTTTTTAATTTTATTCATTGTTCTTGAAAAAACTAAAAGTCCGTTGGTGTACTTGTCACCTGATCCGCCACCAAAAGTATCATCCATTGATGGCGTTTTTACATAGACATTGGCTTTAGTTGCCTGATGAAGTATCCACTCAGCAGTTATGTGATGACTAACCTCTATCTTCTTATCAAGTAATAACCGATCAATGTATAACTGATCGGTTACTTTAACTCTTAAGAAACCTCCATCTCCCTGCTCAAGTGATGTCTTATGACGTTTGTGCAGTTCATTAGTCCCTGTCTCGTTTACCTTTATATCAGAAATCCCAGTCATCGTCAGTCTCATGCCAGTCGTTAACTTTGCCTATTGTAGGCTCGAAATCTTCATAAGCTACATCTGAGTATCGCCCAGTAGGTATATCATAATCAAGGTTAATAGTACCAGTCGTTCCAACCCATTTAAACCTACACTTCCAACAATGTATTTCTACATTCTTATCTTTATCAAGGTGGACGGTCACACCAAGATCGGCTTTAGCAAAGAAAGCGGCTGATCCAGATATGTTCATACCTTTTGGTACTGGGGTAGTTCCATCTTGATTGGTAATCATTTTTGCAGGGTGAGCAATAAACCAAATGTGAACATCATGCGCTCTGGCAAAGGTAACAAGGCGTGTTAACATTTCATTAATACCCTGATGCTCGTTATCAACACCCTTAGTTTGTTGTATGTAATTGTACGGATCAATGACAAGACCTCTTACGCCCAGTCTCATAACTGCTTGCTTTGCCCTATCCAAGATACTGTCAATTGTTGCTGACTCACCGCCCCTTTGTTCTAGAAAAAGAAAATGATCTGACACCCATTTCATCGCATCGCTTTTTTCCTCTGAACTCATACGATCAGTTCTTCCTTCAAAAAAAGGCTTTCCTATATATTTTTCAGATAGCTTGGCAATATGCAGTGGTGGTGGATTTTCAAATGACGCAACAGCAAACTTCCATCCCTCTCTTTTTGACAAGTTAACCATAATTTGATCAATAAACTCGCTCTTCCCAGACCCCGGAATTCCAGTCACTATACTTAACTGACCTTGAACAACAGTAAATAAACTGTCAACACTAGCAAGACCAGTTGATGATCCTCCAACAATCCCTTCTTTATAGAGATGCTCTATGTCACTAATGTAATCCTCAGCAGAATAGACACCTTCCAAAGGCACAGGCTTTGCGTTATCAATCATCTTTCTAACAAATTCAGCACCATGATGTTTTAATACATCATTGCAATCCTTACATCCCTCTGGATAGGATATCGTCCAACACTTTGCCCTTCCCATTCTTCTAGCTAACTCTTCACTAAGGGCAACGCCTGCCTCATCATTGTCAGTTGCTAAAATAATTCTTTCAGCTTTATCTAACTTATCTCTGGCTGTCCAGACATAAGCAAACTTATTATCCTCTTCTGGATTGACCTTTCTATTGCTGACCTTTTGCGGTGCGCCATTGGGAACGCTCACAACATTGGACAGGCCTGATGCCGCGCAAGCCAATAAATCACTTTCACCCTCAACAATTACTATGTCAATTGCATCATCTTTGACTTGATCAATTCCCCACAATGTTCTTGCCGCACCATCTTGAGTAAAATGTTTTCCTTGAACCGATCTCCACTTAACCGCCTCTCTATCTCCATAAACAAAACCAACCGCATCCATTTCACCTGACCCGTTAAAAAATTTCCTACCAGAAACTACTGGGTAACTTGTTACAGATAAGGGATCGATTGACCGGCTGAGTAAATATTCATTGATAAGTTCTTGGTTTGATTCGTTTGGCACTGAGATAGCCCTCACTTTTTGAGGTTGAATTTTTGGTTGAATAGTTGGTCTGTTATATCGTCCTGATAGACCGCAATGGTGGCATTGATAGAGACAGTCAGAACCATCTATGGTTATGCTGAGTGTTTTAACATTTTTCTTTTTTCGTTTGTCTGAGCATTCAGGGCATTGAACCCTGCAATTGTCATGGATATTTGAGAAAAAATATCCTAGATCGTGATCATTCATATTTGCACTCCAATGAAATATGTGATTATAATATCTTCCTTTAGGAAGATTCCTGTTTAGAACATATACTTAATTATCAGGAATATTCCTGTTCCTTAGAATATTCCTAGTGTTGCTTAATCTTCTTTAAAGTATTCCTCTATTCTTTCAATCATGTCATTAATCATCCGTTGTTTTTTTACGCCCCCCAATCTCAACGCATCTATGACATCATCTTTAATTTTTATATGATTTAATTGCAAATGCTCACAAACAAGTTTGTGTTCACCTGAAATAAAATAATTAGCGGCATCAAAACTTACTTCCTCATTGCTGTCGTAGGTATCTTTCAATGCTTGAACGATCATCCTGCGGCATAACAATAATATCTGATCTTGGCGATTCCCTGTCCAACGCCCAAAAGATGTGTTTCTCTTTGACTTGTCTATCGTTTCCATAAATCTTTCCTTGCATACAATCTAGTATTACTGATTCATCGAGGTCAGGTCTTCTTGAGGAGTAGTAAACTTTAATCACTACAGCCAGATCACCCTCTAACAGTTCAGGCAAGGTCTGGCATTGCTGATCAAAAAGTTTAACATAATCTCTGGCCTTTTTGCTCTTAATAAAAGCAGGCCTTCCCCTTATTGTAACTAACTGTCTTGAGTTAGCCTTACTAGCAGGCTCTCCATGCACTACAAAATTAACTGTTGTCATACTACTTTCCTCTTGCTAAGATGTCTACCACTATATACTATTTACTTAAACTTACCAACTGAATGGAGCTTACTATGGATGAAGTTAAAAGAGGCAGAGGACGGCCACCCAATGAGGCTTTAAAAAACTTAACTCGCCAACAAAGAGTGCAGTATTACAAGAAAAAAAACAATGTTAAAAACATGACTATTAATGGAGATCTTCTTGATCGCTTTAATGCCAGTAAATGCATTGAATCAGAAAAACTTGGATACGAACTTAAGAATCGTCAATTTTTAAGCATTCTTTTGAAGAGTCTTGATAATGAAAGAAGCAGAAGAGATCTTTTGCTTGATAGGAAAAAAGAAGCAGAGCGAGGCGGTTTTTGATGAGCAAGATAGGTGGTTATTTAATTGAAGCAGAAATGTTAGGAGAGATTGAGTATGACGAGCGAAAAAGAAGATACATCAAAACCAGTGACCTTGGTAGTGGAGGACAACATACCTTTGCCGAAAGATCGAAGGTTAGGAAAAGGACAGTTACTTCCAACGGAAATGAAGGAAGTAATGTCTAGCATGAAAGTAGGTCAAAGTTTTTTTATGGAAACAACGCTTGATGAGCAAAAAGGTAAGATAGCGGCAATCAGAGCGGCTGTGCAAAGATACATTGATCAATCTGATAATCCTATAGCTTGGGACTGGGTGTTTTCAGTAAGAAAAGAAAATGATCCTTTCCGTTTGGGCGTAAGAGTTTTTAGGATGGAAGACAGAGATAAATGATTATTACAAATAACTTCAACCTTCCAGATGTTGTAGTCTCAGCTTTAACGCAAGATGATTACACAAAGGGAAAGTCCAATAGGTCGGTAACGCAACTTATTGACTCTCCTCAAGTAGCTGTTCTAGCTAGAGAGAATGAACAGAACATTGAAAAGGATGCCGTTGATTTTCTTTGGTCTAGATTTGGTACGTCTGTTCACAACATGTTTGAAAAATCTGTTGAAAGCAAAGATAAGCTTATCAGCGAAGAAAGAATGTTTGCTGATGTTTTGGGTTGGACTATTTCGGGCGCGGTGGATTTGCAAGAGCTTACAGACAAAGGCCGCATTGTAAGTGATTACAAGGTTACGTCAGTATGGTCTGTTATTTACGACAAGCAAGAATGGCATAACCAATTAAATTGTTACGCTTGGTTGATTCGCAAATCACAGGCCGTTGCTGTTAAGGAGTTAAGGATAATAGCAATCATCCGTGACTGGCAACGCAGACGAGCATCAGAAGACATGGGTTATCCTCAATCACCTATTCAGGTTATCAACATTCCTTTGTGGAGTAATGATGATCAGGATCGTTATGTTGAGGAGAGGGTTAAGCTTCATCAGAACGCTGAGTTTCAAAGACTTACTGGTGATCCTATAGAGGAATGCACTCAGGCTGAGACATGGAAGAAAGATGATACATACGCGGTAATGAAGAAGGGAAGGAAGAGAGCGGTCAGGGTGTTAGATTCAAAAGAAGGTGCAGATGATTACATCAGTGCAATCTCTGTTGATGCTGACAATCACTACATTGATGTTCGAGTGGGAGAGGCAACCAGATGCATTCAAAACTGGTGTCAGGTAAGTCAGTGGTGTCCTCAATTTGCAAGGGAGAAAACTGCATGATGGGAAATGATAAGGAAACATATTTAAAGATGGTGTCGATTTGGTCTATTACATCAATACCAGACTTAAAGATTAACTTGGTAGGAGATAAGTTTGTAGTTAGCTGTCAGTTTGGCTTTATTGCAAACATGGACTCTAAGTTATTTTACGAGATTGAGCCGATAGAAGTTGTTTCACTCATTGAGAAAGCATTTGAGAAACAGTTTGGGGTATCAGGCTTAAAGTATAGAAATGCCTTACAAGGCTTTAAGAAAAATCCATTTTCAAGTCAAAACTAGGAGTGCAACATGACGAATAAAGATCAAAAACCAGACATTACGTTTGGGCAGATATGGAAAAAACTCAATAGTGTTTCTTGCGCTGAACTGGCAAAAGAAAAAAACAATCTTACATACTTACCTTGGAATGAGGCGTGGTATTTACTTATGTCCCACTATCCAGATGCAACTTTTGGGTTTCTTGATAACGAAGTTTATCCAGATGGATCTGTTTCGGTAGTTTGTCAGGTTGAAATACATGGCTTTGTTAGAAGGATGTGGCTTCCTGTCATGAACTACTCTAACAAGGTTGTTATCAATCCTTCATCTAGGGATATTAGCGATAACAAGATGAGATGCTTGGTAAAAACTATTGCGATGTTTGGTTTAGGTTTTCACATATACAGAGGACAAGTTCAGCCAGAAGATATGTTTGATGATTCTTCTTCTGAACAAGTTAAAGGTAATAAAAATACTACCACTGGCTCAAAAAACACCGCAGTAGGTCATAAGCCTACCAACAAAAAATCAGTCAATGTAACAAAAGAAGTTGCAGACAAGATGACTGAGGAAAAGAGAAAGAAAGATGAGGAGGAGTTTTATCTTTCATGGACTGATGATGATGCCCAGTTTTGGGTAGACAAGATGGTAGAGGTTGCTAAGAAGTTTCCTGAGTCAGAGGGAGGTCTTAGAAATCAATGGTCAGCTAACAAAAAGACAATAGCGCACCTTACTGAGAATCATAAAGATGCCTACGAATCTTTAAAGAATCAATTTACAGAAATACGAAATTCACTTAATGAAAAAAAGGAAGGTAATGATGAATAAGCAATATCCAAAAGGCGAAGGGGCAATGTTCGCAAATCAAAAGCAAAATGAAAAACAACCAGACTGGAGGGGTAATATTGAAATTACCTCTGCTCAGTTAAAAGAGTTGTTGAATATGGCAAGAGCTAATCAGGCTAACCCTGTTCCAGACTTTAAGCTCAAGATACAAGTAGCATCTTGGAATAGAGTGGCAAAGAACACTGGTGCTGAATACATGTATTTAAGCACTGAGGTTTACAACCCTGAACCTGCTCCTGCACCACCTCCACCACCGCAACCTGTTGCGGAGGAATTTGACGAAGATATACCGTTCTAATGAAGTTTGAATTAAAAGAGAACAGCGGAGTGGTAGATATTCTTCTACCTCTCTGCAACCTTTTTCCAAACAAAAGCTTGGAGCTTATGAATCTTTGTTTAAAGTCAAAGAGAGGTATACAGGTAGAGATAAAAACAATTGGGAAGTCTAGAACCCCAATGCAAGAAAGATATTACAGAAAATGGTGCGGTGAGTTTGCCAAGTCCGTTGGAATGACTCATGACGAAATGCATGAAGAAATACTTTGCAGGGCATTTGGTAGCGAACATATCGCAACATCTTTTGGAGAAATAAGAAGACCAATAAAGAGAAGCTCAGAGGTTGGGGTTACTGAGTATTCATCTCTTATTGAGATGTTAATATTTACAGCTTCAGAACTTAACTTTTACATACCTCCTGCGGAAAAGCAATGAGTAATTTTATTTTGTTTCTTGATTTTTTGATGATAGTAATTGCACTAGATTGCCTAAGAATATTCCTTCTTGACAGGATGGGGATAACCAAGGATGAAGAGTGAATACTCATCATTAATTGTTACAAAAAATCTTTTAGAAAAGTTGATGAGAAAGCATCATTACTTATCCAAGGTATCAGCAGGGTTTAAAAGTGGTTTTAATGTTGGGTTAGTGCATAACAATAAAATTGTTGGAGGATGCATATTTACAGGCTTTCCTGTACCAGAGTTAAGCCAATCTTGCTTTGGCATCAGCAGAGATGACCAAGACGGTTTATGGGAGCTTAGTCGTTTTGTTCTAGACCCAGATCATCAAAAGTCAGAACACAACTTGGCGACATGGTTTATGGCAAGAGCTATTAAGATGTTAAGAGCAGAGGAGTATGTGCGAGCAATCTTGAGTTACGCTGACAACGATCATCATAAAGGAGTCATCTACTCAGCATCTAACTTTAAGTACTATGGGCTTTCTGAAAAGAAGAAAGACTTTTACATAGAGTCACAACAAGATGATTTGTTTTCTGGGACTCAAATGATTAAACACAGTAGAGGTAAGATAAAAGACCTTGAAGGTGAGTGGAGAGATAGGAGTCAAAAGCATAGGTTTTTATTAGTGTTTGATAAAGATCTTAGCTGTCAATGGCAATCACAGATATGGATAAGTAATTGATGAGCAAGATAAAGGTTAAAAAAAACATGGCTGTGGCTAACGATCTCGGTGGTGGAAAAAAGATTAGAGGCACTAGGAGAAAAAACAAGCTTACAGACATGGAAAACAAAAGAACAAATACATGGGATAAGTATGTAGATGAATGGATAAAAAAGAATGAGGGTAAATAATGAAAGGATCAAGATTAGATCAAATGAGACAGCAAGTGTCTGATTATCATAAAAACAATCCAGAGGTGTGGGAATTATTTGTCAAGTATACATTTGACAGAATTAATAGAGGGTTTAAGAATTATTCTGTTAACGGTATTTTTGAAAGAATAAGGTGGGATGCAGATGCAGTTGGCGGTGATGGTGTTAGAGAATTCAAGATAAACAACAACTACAGACCGTTCTATGCTAAACGATTTATGAAACAAAACCCTAAGTACGATGGGTTTTTTAAGACTAGAGTTCAAACAAGTGCATTTAATCCTGCTAAAAACACTGGCGAAACAGTTCCTAGTGAGGTAGAGTAAATTTAGGTGATGTAATGGTTGGTGAGTGGTGGCATCGAGCAGTTCCCTTCCCCCCTTGGTGAAGTTTTAAAAAAGAGATTATGAAGTACCGTCACCTAAAGTAATTATTCATGCGGTCAATTTTCTCAACCACCACAAATTCTACCGGCTGTAAATTCTTTTATTTAACTTGT